ATATTAAATATGCACAATATGAATTAGCTAGAGCTTTGGCAAATGATACTGATGCTATTACTGGTACTACTGGTAAAGATGGTAATTTTGAAGAAGTTAAGTTAGGAGATATACAGGTTAAATATAATACTGATAGTCAGGGAAGTGGTTCTGTTAATAATATTTTAGATGTTTATCCTTGGTTACAAAGTTATCTTGGAGCATATATGCTAGGTGGAGCAGGTAGTTTTCAAATGAGGGTAGTTAGAGGATAATGGCAGGACAACTCGATACATTATTGAAGAGTGTTGCCAAGCAGGTAGTAGCTGACTTAGGATCTTCTTTAGATTCTTCTATTGTTTACACAAGAAAAGCATCGGGAAGTTATAACACAGCTACAGGTGCATATTCTACAAGCGATACGACTTACAGTATCAAAGCTCCTGTTGAGTTTGTTCAATCTACTGAAGATGATGGTAGAGAAAGAAGAGAAGCAAAAATTTATATTACACCTGATTTGATAGGCGATAATCAACCTGATTTTCAAGATGAAGTTACATTAACTTATGCTGGATCTACAAGAGTAGGACAGATAGTTAATATAGATACAAGACAAGGTGGACAGACTTATCTGTTTACTTTATTAGTGAGGTTCTAATGGCTTCAACACGAAATATCGATAGAATTATTCCAGATTTAGAAGGAAATTTAGAAAGAGATTTAAATAAATTAGTCAAAGCTGTTATTGCTGATTTGTCTACAGAAGAAAATAGTCCTGTTGATACTGGATTTTTTGCTTCAAGTTGGACAGCTGGAACTCAAAGACCTAGACCTGATGAGGCTAGAGAATCAGTAGCACCTTGGAGTAATATCAAACCAACAAGAACAGGTCAAAGATCTTCTCAAGCAAAAGTTGAACCTAGATTCATCAATTCAATACCAAATTTTAAACCTTTTTCTAAAGTATTTATTGGAAACAGATCACAATATGCAGCCAGAGCTTTAGCTTCTCCAAGAAGTAAGATACCTCAATATGTGCAAGGTGATTTAAGAAATCTAATAAATCAAATGTTTACAGATAAACCAAAACTTGGTGTTGCTGCCTTTGGTACAGGTGTTAGAGGTAAATCTAAAAATGTTAGATTTGAAGGAAAAGGTATTGGTGGATTTAGTGATCCTAGTTCTGTATTTGTTGATTACGAAACTCCATGACTTTAGTTAACACAAGAGCAGCTTTTGAAAAAGCAGTAACAGATGCAGTTGCAGCAGTAGATGCTACTGTTGAAATGGTTTATGACAACATGGTTTATAAAACACCAGGTAAGACTAAAAAATATATTCTTATGTCAGTTGATTTTGCACAGGCTACAACTCAAACTCAAGGTGCATCACAGGATTTTTATTCTGGTGTTATTCAATGTAATATTTATGTTCCAAGAGGAAAAGGTACTGCAACTTTATCTGCATTAGGAGAAGCTGTTATTGATGGACTTACCTCTGTTAATGCTCCTGGTTATAGCGATACGTTTAGTTGTGATCCTAGAGTGCTTGATGTTGTCGGCCCTGCTCCTATCGAATTAGATGACTCTTCACACTTTCTTGGCTTAATATCTTGCCAATTTACCGCAAACGCTTAGTATACTAAAGTAAGTATACTAATTTTATGACTAGAGCAGTTGATCTTTTAAAGAACAAGTTTGGAGTTTCTCAACTTTATAAACATGATGTGAAACAAGATGATGAGATTATTCTCAGTATTTATTGGCATCCATTAACTATTGCTGAAAGAGAAGGCATTATGAAAAAAAGTAGTTCTGATGATATGAATGATTATGCTTTGCAAATGATGATAGAAAAAGCATTAGATGCAGATGGAAAGAGATTATTTGTTGATGGAGATAAAGCTTCACTAAGAAGAGAGATTCAATCATCTGTTCTTGAAGAGATTCAATTAGCAATGGTTAATGCTGGTGCTGATAAGGAGGTTAAAGAGGCTAAAGCCGATTTGAAAAGCTAATAATGATTGGAAATTTTTATTTTCTTTAGCAAAACAATTACATAAAACTGTTGCTGAATTATGTGATACTTTGACTATTGAAGAAATGATAGGTTGGGCTGCTTATGCAGAAATAGAAAACGAAGAATATGAAAAACAAAAAGAACAAGCACAAAGATCTAGTGCTTTACGAGGTAAAAAGAGGTAATATAGAAGAAATGTTTTAATTTTTATAGCAAGTGGCTAATTATAATGTAGATATTGCTGTTGCTTTAAAAGGTGCAAAGGAATTATTAAAACTTAAAAAAGATGTAAAGGCAGTAACACAAGAAGTAAATGGTTTTAATAAAGCACTTCAAACTAATGCAAATAAGTTTCCAAAAACTATAAATAGTCTTACTGAGCAGGTTAATAAAGCAAGAACAGCTTTAAAAAACGCAGCAGTTGGTACTAACACATTTAACACAGCAGCAGAGGTTTTATTAAAAACTCAAAAAGCGTTAAATAGAGAATTATCTGAAGAAGCTCGTATTTTAAAACAGATTGAAACTAGAAGATTTGGTGTAGCTCAATCTTCAAGTAGTAATCGTGTCAGAAGAAATGTTGCAGAAAGTTCAAGAAATAGAATTGATCCAAAATTTAAGTCTTTATCTTTATTAGGTCAGACATCTCCTGTCGGAGAAAAATTAGAAAGAACTTTAGCTTTAAAAAGAGATGAAATTAGATTACAAGAAGCTTTATTATCTTTAGAACAAAGATCAGCAGCAAAACAAAATGAAAAATTATTAATACAAGGAGAACTAAATAGACAAACGGCACAAGCTGTTGGTGCAGCAAAAGTTCAAGCTCTTGGTGGTCGTGGAATTGGACCAGGGCAAGCTGAATCTGTATTTAAAGGAAGAGTTTTATCTAATATTGCAGCTTCGCAACAAATGAGAGAAATTGTTGCTGCTGGGTCTAATCGTGAAAAATTAGGTGGTGGTTTTAAAGAATTTAATAAACACGCAAAAAAAATACAGGCTGATACAAAAAAAATAAGTACAATAGTTGCTCAGAATCAAGCTCAAGGAATTCAAGCATTTGGAAATCAAGCGTATTCTCAACCAATAGGGCCAGTTAGACCAGGTATTCTTGGTCGTTTAGGTATTGGTACAGGTGCAAATCCTAGAGGGATGTTTGCTAATCCAAGAGGTAGAGCAGGAAGAATTTCTGGTGGATTAAGTAATGCTCTTATTGGTGGAGGTTTTCCTCTGTTATTTGGTCAGGGTGCTTTAGGTGCTGCTGGTGGTGGTATTGGTGGTGCAGTTGGTGGAGCATTAGGAGGACCATTTGGATTTGGTTTGTCTATAGCTGGTACTGCGATTGCTACAAGAATTGCAGAAACTAGAGAATTTCAAAAAGAAATTGATAAAGTCAATACTCAAATTAGAGCAGCAGGTGGTTCAGCAATTTATTCAGAAGAACAAATTAGAAAATTAGGAAAAACATTAAATCTTACAAAACAAGAAACTTTAAAAGCAATACAAAGTTTTGAAGCATTTGATGCAACTCTTAGAGATTCTTTATTAATTACATTTGGAGATGAAGAAACATTTAATTTAGTTAAAGGATTAAAAACAAATGTTCAACTAATAAATGATATACAGGAAGCCGAATCACAGATAGGAAGAGATGAGTCTAATAGATTATTAAATATGTTAAAAACTGAAGGAAGTCTAAAAGTTCAAAAAGAATTACAAAAATCTATTGTTGAATCTCAGAAACAATCATTAATAGGAACAAAAGATCAAGTTACAAATATGGATAGGTTTTTAGGTTTAACTAGAAGTGCAGGTATGAAATATTTGAATTTTTTTGATAGGCTTATGGGTCGTGAAATAACTCCAGAAATGTTGAAGGGAGAAAAACAAACAGGTAAAACTATTAGAGATGATAGAGTAAATAAAATTTTAGGAGATAATTTAGAAAAAAACACTACTGCTTTACAACAGTTAGATGCTGAATTTGAACGTGCTTTAGGATTAAAATTAATTAATAATATTTCAAAAGTTAGAGATGAAATCGAATCATTACAAGATCCAATAAATCAATTAGCTTCTTTAGCTGATACTGTAGGAACTGCTTTTGGAGAATCATTTAAAGGTTTGATTAAAGGCTCTATGAGTGCTCAAGAAGCTCTGCGTAATTTATTTATGCGTACAGCAGATCATTTTTTAGATATGGCTGCACAGATGATTGCAAAACAAATACAAATGAAAATATTAGGAATTGGATTTAACTTTTTTGCTAGTCCTGCTACAAAAGCCATAAGAGATGATTTTGGTATGAGTATGTCTGATGCTTCAACTATTGCAAGTGGAGGTTTTGTAGAAACTGTTTTTGAGCCAAAAGCAACAGGTGGGCCAGTTAAAAGAGGTGGTAGTTATTTAGTAGGAGAACGTGGACCAGAATTGTTTAGCCCTGGTGTGTCAGGAATGATTACACCAAATGAAATGCTTGGAGGTTCAACAAATATAGTAGTAAATGTAGATGCCTCTGGTTCTTCTGTTGAAGGGGATGAAGAACAAAGTAGAGAACTTGGTCGCATCATATCAGTTGCTATACAATCAGAATTAATTAAACAAAAACGACCAGGAGGTATGCTTGCATAATGGCTACGTTTCCTTCA